CTTGCAAAGGTTAAAATCGACAGTATTAAAATTATTGTTTTCATGATTTTTTGTTTTAATTAATTTCTTTGTTTCTTTCTATAAATCAAAAGTACAAAACTTATTTTAAATAAAGTGCAAAAAAGTGCAAAAAAAATCATTTATTTTCAATTATTATCTTTCTTCCTGGATATCAACAACTTAACATAAATAAACTTTTTATTAATACGAACGTGCGTACACGTGTATAAAACTATTTTTTAATTAAACAAGTCTTTTGTAATATTTATTTTTTTATTGCACCAGGAGTAACCAGGAGTAACCAGGAGTAACCAGGAGGAGTATTTTTTTTTGAACCTGGTGCTTTACCCTGGTTCTTTTAATTCTGTATATACAAAATTGGAAATTCTCAAAAAGCGAACGCTATATCATTTTTTCTAAATTGAAAATTTGAAATCGCTATAGGATTTTTCCTAAATTGAAAATTCCAGCGGACTATACCATTTTACCAAAAACAAAAAACTCCAGCACGCAATGTACTGGAGAAAAGCCATTCAAACAATTACCCTCATAATTAATATTAAACTATCGGCTTTATTTTCTTTAATTCGTGTAAACATTCACGAAGTCTTATATTATCACGTCTAACACGTTCTAAGCTATCTACAATTAAATCTTTATCGTAGTTTTCTAAATCGGATTCAATTACTAATTCAATTGCTTGATTTATTTTTCCGCAAGTCATTGGTGGCATCATATCTTTTATATTCAAAATCGAGCCAAATATCGTAATTACTTTTGAAACCGCAATACGGACACTCAATTGTATCTGCTTTCATTATGTTTCTTTTAAATTCAGCTGTTCTTTCTCGACATGATTTACATCCACATGAAGTTTCTTTTTCGCAGTTTGGGCAAATCATTTCTTAAATATGTATTTTATTGTTTCAATATTTCCCATTGGTATAAAGACAAACTTACCTTCCAATCTTTGCATTACTCCTTTATCCTCTTTTATACGCTTATAAGCACATCTACGACATTCAATCGTTTTCCCTTTAGCTGATTCTCTTTGATACTTTGAAGTGTCTGTGTGGTAACAAAATAATGGAAGGTTACGTTTACACGTGAAGCATTTTTTCATTTTATTTCGTTTAATGTTTCTTTATTGATTTTAATATACAATTCTCCAATCGTAATTCGTTCCTTTATAGCTTGTTCACGTAGCTTCTCCAAATTCATTATTGAATAGTTTATTGCTCTAATTATAGCTAAATCACAACTCATGAGTTCCAAATTTGTTTTTCACTTTCACTTAAATCATCGTAAGTACACTTGAATCCAAACATTTCTTCTTCTGTCTGCATGAATTCATATTTACTTCCAGCACTATTATAAGTTGGAAGGTAACCTATACCACCAATTATCTTATAAAACGAAGGTGTTCTTAACCTATACTTTTTTATTGTTTGTTCTTTACCGAATTCTAAGTAAAACTTTACAATATCACGTTTCTTATCTGGTTTAACGTAGTTTCTGTTTAAATCAAAAACCATTTTATCATTTAACTTGATGTTATACATCATTACGTTTGCTTGAATACTTTTTGCCAGTTCTGATTTCATTTTAAAATTGTTTTAGTTTTTCAATATACGAATTATCTCTTGCCCATTTAACTCTTACAAGAAAATCGTACCAATGCTCATTTTTCTTCATTCTGCGTACTTGTAAGTCCTTTAAGTATGTTACACTATGCTCTAGTGTCTTAAACTTCATTAGCTTTCCATTTAAAGTAAAGCCTAATGGATTATGTAAATCTTTAAAACCTCTGGATTTGAAATTTCCAGTTTCTAATCTTGCTTGGTTATATACTATCTCATGGTATTTTACCTTATGCTTTTTCAACATTGTTTTAAAATTGGTATGAGAACTGCAAAGAACCCATACCAAAGTCAAACTAAAAACTAATTTTTTCATAATATTTAGAAAATTTCGTAATAAACTTATCCAGCTTCTCATTAACCTCTACAAGTTTGTCTTTCAATTCTTCCCTTGTAACACGTTTAATCCATATCGGTCTTGGTTTATATCGGTCATCAAAAGAAATAAAGTCTAACCACTCTAATTTTGTATTTACAAGGAAGTAAGTCATAACTTGTGGAAGATACTCACTAGGAACTTTATCTCCAAGAATATACTTAACATGAGTAGCTGTGTTTGGGCTTTTAACTTCTATTGCACCAGTTCTATCTGCCGTGAAACCATCAGGACTTAATGCTAAAAAATCATTTTCTTCACTAACACAAAATCCAACACTATCGATTACTATTCCAGTCATATGTTGGTAAAGCGATATTGCTATAGGTTCGCAATCTTTTCCACGTTGCATTGCCTTATTTACAAATGTTTCTTCTATTTCATCTGAACCTAATTCAGCAATCATTTCGTAAATTACTGGTAGGTTATCCGTTTTTAAAACATCCTTTAATCTTGTACCAGTGATTTTACCTTTTCTTGCTTCTAACCATCGGTGTGTCCCTTGTTCTAATTTTACTTCTTTCATCTTATCTTTTATTTATTTATTTATAACCCTTGAAAATAACCCATGTCATTACCATACTCATTATCCATCATCATGTCGTAGTGACTTTGTGCTATATCTCCATTTAAACCAGAGTGATGGTCTAATTTTTGTTTTTGTTTTTGCTGAACCTTAATTGACCTAAGTATTAATTTCAATGTATTTCTAAGATGTTTTTCATCCATATCATCTACGTTAATCTTTTGTCCGTTTGCCATTGTCCAATATACTTTTTCCATCTTTCTTAATTATTACTTTCAAACTCTTTTTCTAACCAGTAATTATCGTCTTGCATTACTGTTTCCATGTACAACTCGTCCATTATGCTGTCATTTCTTTTATCTCAACTTCTTGCTGTGCTGTAAGGGTGTATGCTTTGCGTAATTTATCAAACACATCTAATTCACTACCTTCAAAACGTGCAACTGCTTTTTCAAACAAAACATCTGTACACAATGGTAATTTAACTTTCTTAGGCTCGTCTTTATGTTGATTGATAGCATCTGAATCTGCTACATCATCTAATAATAACAAACCACCTAAAGCATACTTTCTAGCATAAGAACTTGCCGTTCCAAAAGTCTGTGGAATATCCATACCTTTTTTATGAATATCAACTCCAGCTTGTGCTGTAACGTTAATCTCTCCAAACGGACAAATAAACTTAGCTTGTGCTTGTATTACTGGAATGTTACATAGTTCAATTACTGAATCTGAAAGCACAATTACTGCTTCGTACTGTAACAAGATTGGCTTTACAGCTACTTGAATATCCTCTACGGAACGGAACTTATATTTACCAAAAGCATTGTAGTTGTTTTTCAATACTTTAACTTCATTTTGAATCTTTGCTAAAACGTGAGTAGCACCATTCATTTCTAATTCTAAACCTTCCATCTTTCTTATTTTAATCCGATTAATAATACGTTATCTATTTTGTTTTGCTTATACAACTTTACCAACAACTCTAGTGCGTATGCAATTTGTTGTGGTTTTGTTTTTACTTTGCCTTTTTCTTGCTTTTGAAACCCAATTGCAAATGCAATATCCATAGCTTCAGTTACCTCTGGAGTAAGCAAGATTGTACTTCTTTTTTCCATTACGATTTTAAATTATTGATTACTAACTCTACTGTTCTATTCTGTCTTTCCTTAGCGAATAACATTTTAAATAACAACCGAGCAACCATTAACTCAAGTTCAGACTTCATTGCTAAATGTGGATTAGATGGATAACTTACTTTGGCTGTGTTTTCTACTTCGGAAATAACACATTTGATTAAGTTGTGAAACTCATCAACTTTGTCTTGGGTAGCTTTACCTTCAAGATTTTCTGCGAACTCAATCGCTTTTTTTAACATTACATTCATAACTATTTGCCTTTTGTTTTTACAAATCTACGCAACTTTTGTGGATAAACAATCTTTTTTGTGTAAAAATATGCAATTATTTTATCTTTACCACCTAACTTGTTGTTTTATAGAACTTTCCAAGTATATTATTGTTTAAATAACTTTCATCTTCTAGCACTTCATTGATAAATTGGTGCTTTACTTCTTTGTATGTTAGTTCAATTTTGGAGTAACATATCTCTATTATAGTACGATTTATTTCACCACCAGATTGCTTATATACTTTTAGAACTTCGTTAGAACTATAGTAATTTTTGTAAGTGAACTTTCGAACACGTTTGTATTGTTTTAAACGCTTATCAGTAGGTATTTCTTTTTTACCCAACTTAGTCTTTACATCAGCATAAAAGTTCTTCTTACCAATGTATTTAACGAATTCACCATCTACTACTGCTGTCATAAGGTAAACAAACCCAACTGCTTTCTCAGGTATCATTTCTTCTGTAAATTCTACCAATCTTTCATTCTGTTTTATATTCCACATACTATATTAATTTTTTAAGTGTTGATTTGATTGTGTAAATATCAATCTCTAAGTTGTCTACTAAGGTTTTTAATTCTTTATTTTCTTGTTTAAGACTTTCATTTTCTCTAATAAGTCTATGGTATTGAACTACAAGTTCTTTATCAAAAAGGGCAGTCGAATTGTTCATTTGGTTTTAAATTAAAGTTATTTATTTCTATTTCTATTTGTTCTTCTTGTATTTCTGTATTATCAACATACAAAGTTAAATCAAAATCATCTGGAGTAACACCATCTACATAATACCTACCCGAAGGAATATGGTAATTGAATTTTACAATACTACCTATTTCACCTTGAAAATCAAATTTAGTTTTTTGATTTGAAAAAAGAGTATATCCACCTTCTCCAGTAGCTTCGTTTTCCCATACTCTATAAATAGTAGCACCGTTATGAGTTTGATTTTTAAAATCTGCTGAACCACTTACATCGTATAAAGTAGGCATTTCGTAATTACCTTTTTCATCTTTCTTCATTTTTGTAGGGTGTGCAACTAAGAAAATATGCACATTATTTCTTTGGCAAAACATAGTCAGCTTTGTTAACGTAGCATCTATTCCTTCTTTACCACTCATTCCTTTTGGCATAGATACCTTATTCCAAGCATCAATAACAAATATATTTATACCATAAGTAAATAATTGTTCAGTCATTTTATCAAGTAACCAATCCCAATCACCAGTATCATTTTGTTCTTGAGTAGTGTAATAAATCTTTTCTTTAGACCATTCTGTATATCTGTAAATATCATTATGCGTTACTTTATTCTCACCATAAAAAGGTTTTCCAATAGCTAACCTAATATGTTTTGCTATGTATGTTTCTAACGGCATATGCTCTGGAGAATAAATACTAGCCTTAAAACCATTTTCCTGAACCAAATTAAGTAAATACCAATCTAAAAAACTTGATTTACCATGTGAAGGAATACCAGTTATCGTAGTCAACTGTCCCATCATGATTGAAAAATTATCTTTTAAATTTCCAAAACACTTTTTTCTTGGTGAAATAGTATCTGGAACACCATGTTCATGTAGCCTTAAAATGTTATCTAGCATATCAAACGAAGTAAATGTTCCTCCGATATTAAATCTATGCTCGTTTTTTATAGTTTTAATGAGTTCTCCTGACTTTAAATCATCGTTGGCATCCTTTCCTTTAAACTCTAAATAAACGCATCTGTATCGACCTAATCTCTGTGCTATCTTTTCACGAACTAAAATACCTTTATCATCATTATCCGTTGCTATGATAAATCTATTTACATCTTTCAGGTATCTTTCTGAATTTATCCAGAAGTCATCATTGTCATTTGCACCATTAGGAAGTGATATAACATTTTTTATACCAACCTCATACATTGCTAGAACATCAAACTCCCCTTCTACGATATAAACTTCTTCTTGACCGATAATAGAGTTTATATTATAAAATAATGGTTTACCACCAACGTGTTGTGTAAATGCTTTTTTTATTTCATTGCCTTGTTTTATTACACCTCTGTATTTTTTATTCACTAGAGTATCTCCTTCAAAGTAATTAAAAACTATTGCATTTTGTTTTTTCTGTATCTGTGGAAAATAAACTTCTTCTTGTGTTATCCCAAATTGGGTTAATGTATTTTGACTAATCATTCTTTCTGAACGAACCCATTGAACTAACTTATCTGGAAGGTTAGTGTAATTTTTCCATTCTTGACTTGGTAGTAAATAATCTTTTTTAACATTATTTTCTTGTATATCTCGGATAGTGTATGCTTCACAATAAAAACAACTTCCAAAACCTTCATTGTGTTTTACTTTTAAAGATTTATCTCTCTTATCGCTCCTTACATCATCGCAAGCTGGACATCTTAATGCTTCAACTCCATTATGTTTTTTAAATTGAAGACTATCCCATTGAATAAATTGTTTCATATTAAAATTTGTTTTTAAATTGTTTAATTAAATCTTCTGAGGATGTTGCTACTGCATTATTATTATTTTTATTTACAAACCATGAACTATCAAAACTTCTCCATCCCCTCTCAATACATTTTTGAAGTATAAGATTTTTATCATTACCATTTAATTCAACCTCTCTTATAAAACCATTAAATGCAATTTTAGAATTTATACCGCCTTTAGACTTTCTTAATTTTAACCATTCAGAAACTAAATCAGAATTAAAACCATAAGACAAAAGAGATTTTTTAAAATCGAATTTATTATTCTTCTTTTCTTCTATTTCTTCTTCTTCTTCTTTAATTGGTTGCGTCAGCGTTGCGTCAGTGTTGCGTGTGTGTTGCGTCAGCGTTGCGTCAGTGTTGCAAGAGTCTTGATAACTATCATATTTACAAACAGTTAACCGTGTCGTTGTTGTGTCGCTTTCTAAATCAATCATTAAATCTTTTTCCAACACTTTGAAGAACCTTCTAACTTTATGCTTGTCCCAATTCCATCTTTTTCCCCAGCTTTCTAAAGACAATATACTTTGACCTCTTTTAATATAGTATATGTTTCCCTTAATAATAGTTTTAGCTTCTGCGTAGTTAACAGTTAACAAAATATCATTCCATGCTTCAAATTTGCTGAAAATACGTTTTTCTTTATAAAGCCAATGTTCAGTTATTGAACGGTGTAATTTAATCCATCCAGACATAACTAATCAATTAAAGCAATTTGTTTCCTTAATTCCCTACTTAATTTAACAGCGGTAGTCTTATCAAGGCTTACTAGTTGTTTGTTAAAATCATGCGAAACTGATTCATCCTTTATTAGGATTGTAATTTCAGATTGAGAATTAACAAAAACTTCCAATGAATTATCTTGCGTTTCTGTGTTTTCTGTTCCGTAGAACTTTAATTGAATACCCATAATTTGTGAATGTTTTATATAAAAACAAGCAAAAGTTTAGTTAATAAAAAAAGCCAAGCTAACGAAGGTGCGTAGGAAAACCTTGTTGCTTGACTTTGTGTTATAAAAATGTTTTTCGGAGTTTCCTACGCTTCGATAGGACAAATATAATATTTATATTTTAATTACAAACTATTTTATAAAATTAAATGCAGAAGTGCTACCAGACATATTAAATTCATAGATTTCTGTAACGGGCATTCCACAATCATCGTTTACTCTGATTTTCATAGAAGTACAATTTAAAAAACTCATAAAGAATTCTGAATCTGCAAGGTATTCAGTTAAAAATATACAATCTTTTTCCCCATTTGTAATACCAATAATAGAATATTTAACCCATTTATTATTTACTAAGAATGATAATTCAACAAAAGGCACGTTATCGCAGAAATAGCCACCTTGTAAATATAAAGCTG